TCTACGGCACCAACCCGCGCAAAATCGGTGCTGACTACTACATCGACGATAAGGCCATATCACCCGATATTTTCGTGCCATAGGAGGAGATTTGCCATGAGTTTGAATTACTGCCCCGTTCCGGGCGCAAGCCAGCCCCGCGGAATGCGGTTCGATACCGAAAACAGCCGGTGCATCCCTGCCGAACGGATGACGCCGGAAGAAATGCGCCAGTTGCACCGCCTTACCATTGTGTACCGCCCCAGAGCCTGCTCGGGCTGCGGGCTGGATCACGACTGCTCCGTGCATGGATGTGCCGTCATCCGCAAAGTATTGCGGCTGTTGGGAGGTGAGGCAGATGTCAGTGTTTGAATTTAATTGCTTGTATGCGGCAAAAGCGCTATTTATAGTTTTTGTTGTCGCACCGATGCTTTTTATGCTGGGTGTTTCGCTGGTATATGCTGTATCGCAATTTCTGGGCAGCATCTGGAATGCGATCATTCTGCATCGTTTTCCGATTTTACGTTGCAAAAAGTGCCGCTACTGGGCCACCGTACAGTGCCCGCTGTATGGCCGCAACACGCCGGATGATTTTTGCAGCCGCGGAGAAAGGTGGTGGGATGACTGATGGATATTCTGCTCTCGATCATCGGTAGTGCCGTTTTGACCGTGCTTCTGTCTATTGCTTACACCGCCGGGGTCTGCGCAGGGAAAGCCGCCACCCACATGGAAGAAGATGACGAACTGAAAATTTATATGGATCACACCCATGGTGAGGATGAACAGTAGAAAGTAGGAGGATTTGATAATGTTTATTTTAATGCTCTTCATAAAGGTCATTCTAGGGCTATTTATCATCGCTTTGATCTTGGTTTTTATCACCCCTATTTTTCTGCTAATGACTGTCGGGAAAGCAGATAAAGCGGCTACGCAGTCGTCGTCGGGGAGCCATCAGGATGATGACGAGCCGGAGATGGTGAATCATCCTGACCATTATAACCGCCCCGGCCAGAAAGAGTGCATTGTCGAAATGGAGGAGAAATTCGGCCTCGCCGCCGTGCAGTATTTTTGCCTGTTGAGCCGTTACAAATACTTATATCGCTGCGGCATGAAAGACGATGCAACCCAGGACATATCTAAAGCCAACTGGTATTGCGATAAGTTTCGTGCGCTGGATGGTGATGATGAACTGCTGAACATTGTGCCCGATAACATAAAGGAGGCCATGCGCTATGAAAGTTGAACTGATTGCCTGTTCCCGCCCTCTGTCTGGCCAGTGCGGCATCAACAAATCGTTGAGCGTCGCCGCCTGTATGTTCTCCAATCCCATGCGCATTATTGAACAGGCCGCGAGTGTGTGCTACGACAGTGAGCCGGATTTTACCGCCTTTAAGATTGCCGAAACCTGTGCCAAAACTGGGCATCTGAGCGTGTACGAGCATAGTTATTTCACGTTCCACGTCACCGGCGTCAGCCGTGCTTGCCTTGCTCAGTTGACCCGGCATCGTCATTTCAGCTTTTCCGTGCGCAGCCAGCGCTATTGCGATGAAAGTTTCTCTGATCCCGTGTTTCCCGCGGCCACCAATAGCGATCAGGACGGCATAATCGCCAATGCCTACGACTACGCATGGGATGCCTACGACCGCTTAATTAAGGATGGCGTGGCAAAAGAGGATGCGCGGATGGTTCTGCCCAACGGCGCACCCACTGAACTGTATGTGTCTATGAACGCGCGGGCGTTGATTGAGGCTAGCCATTTGCGGCTGTGCCGTAGGGCACAGTTTGAAATCCGCTCACTGTTTATGGCGATGCAGTGCTGCGTTGCCCCCATCGCCCCCGATATTGCAAACATGATGGTTCCGCAATGTGAAACCAACCCGCAATACCAGTTTTGCACCGAGGGCAAATCCTGCGGCAAACACCCTCGCCTGCAGGACGTGCTGGCAACAGCTACACAGAAACAAAGTGAGGATACGGGCGATGAAGCGTAAAAGCATCTATCGCGGATACATCGGCAAGGGATATTCCGATCAGTCCGAGTTCAGCCACCGATATGCCGCATGGGCGCAGAATCACCGAGGATGGGCAAAGATGAAAGCCTATAACCGCCGCATGGCAAAGCGCCGAGAAAAGCGCGACAGTAAGGAAAATATCAATGATGAAATGAGGTTTACCGAAAATGAAATGTCTGTATAAAGTCCCATTCAGCGGCTTTTTTGTAGTTTCCGCCGAATCCGCCGAGGATGCAAAGTCCATGAGCAAGGATGATCCGGAAGTTATCTACTCTGAGGAATCTAACGGCGATGTCGAGACTTGCCCCGACGGTGTATCCGTTCCGATTGATGATCGGCATTACCTTTTTATTGAGCCAACAGACGAGGAGGCCGATTATGCGACTGATTGATGCCGAAAATTTTGAAGCTTTTGACAGCACCTTACCGATTCAAATAGCCCCGAAAGGGATGCGCGCCAGAAAGATAGCATCATTTTTCTATGCTGAGGGCTGCAAAAGAGTGCTCGAATCTATTGATGCCGCATCGACCATCGATCCGGAATCCCTGCGGACTACGGCGAAATGGGAAAAGAGTTTCTACGAAAGCCGTGAGAAAGGAAAGTTTATCGTTTGCACGAGATGCAGACACGCATTTTCAAAGAAAGGACTTTGGTGCCGAAAATACCGCCCAGAGTGCGGCGCACGAATGGAGGATCCCGACCATGTCTAACATCCAAGATGATTTGATTGCGTTCAATTCTCGCAACAATCCATTTTATAATGATAAGGGCTATGCCGACCCTACCGCATATCAGGGCATTGAGGCGGCGGCAACCAGTGAATACCGGGCGCGGTTCGATGCTATCGCCGCGCTTATCCACACGGTCAAGTACATTTGCGGGCTGGCAGGGTTTGAGGTCGTAGGCCGAATCACCCTGCGGCACAAGCAGAGCGGCGACATCTACAAGTGAGGAGGAAATCTGAGATATGGCTACACCGAATGAAAAAGAGGATGCCGAGGTTTATCCCGTAGTCATCCTTGACCCGAACGGCAATGAGTACACAAAGGGCATCACGGCATGGCTGACAGCCATTGCAAAACAGGATTCTAAAAACATTGTGTGCATCGCTCGTAGCATCGACCCAGAAAAACCAGGGCAGTCTGTGTACACCCTTATGCGATGGGAAACTAAGGGCATTGAGCTTTCCGAAATTGCCGGATACCTAACATCCGTTGCATCTGAACTGTTCAGCCGTGAACAGCCTAACAGCGAAGCCCCATTATAACGATAAAGCGAGGAAAACGGTCATGCAATTCGATAGACAAATTACCATCACCACCGGCGCATCCCGAAACGATCTCAACTGGAAACCTCAGCTGATGACCGTGGCAGAGCTGTATGACCGCCTGCGGAATCCCGTCCGTTCAACGGAAACGCTCGACGCATATATGCACCTGCCGAAACCTCAGCAGGACGCATTAAAGGATGTCGGCGGGTTCGTGGGCGGCTCCCTCAACGGCGGACGGCGCAAGGCCAATGCAGTGACCGGGCGTGACCTTGTGACGCTTGACTTCGATAATATCCCCGGCTGGGGCACCGATGAAATCGTGAGCCGTGTGGACGCCATCGGCTGCAGCTATGCGGTCTACTCCACGCGCAAGCACTGCCCCAATAAGCCCCGCCTGCGTGTCGTAATCCCTCTTGACCGTACTGCTACCCCCGATGAGTACGAGCCGCTGGCGCGGCGGCTGGCGTGGCTGATCGGCATTGATAAGGCCGACCCTACCACATTTCAGGCAAGCCGCCTCATGTACTGGCCGAGCGCCTGCGTGGATTCGGATTATGTGTTCCGTTGCAAGGATGCGCCGCTGGCATCCGTGGACTTCCTGCTGGGCACCTACGCCGACTGGCGCAACATGGCTGAATGGCCGCAGGTTCCCGGCGCGGCCCCGAATTACCAGAAGATGGCACTCAAGCAGGGCGACCCCACGGCCAAGCCTGGCATCGTGGGCGCGTTCTGCCGCGCCTATGACATCCGCACGGCGATGGACAAGTTTCTGCCTGGAATCTATACCCCGTGCATCATGGGCAGCGAGGAGCGGTACACCTATACGGGCGGCAGCACAGCGGGCGGCGCTATCATCTACGACAATGGCAAATTCCTGTACAGCCATCACGCCACCGACCCCTGCTCCATGCAGCTTGTGAACGCCTTTGACCTTGTTCGCCTGCACCTGTACGGCGATAAGGACGACAGCGCCCCCGGCAATACTCCGGTCAGCAAGCTCCCGTCCTACAAGGCGATGTGCGAAATGGCGATGCAGGATAGCGCGGTGCAGGCCATCTACAACAAAGAGCAGTTTGCACAGTTGCAGGCTGACTTCGGCGCTATCGCCCCCATCCCCGGCAACGGGCATCAGCAGACCTCCGGCGACAGTGACGGCGCCGAGCCTGTGCAGGGCGAGGTCATCGGCGATGACGGTCAGCAGACCGACCCCAACGCATGGCTGGGTTATATCCAGCGCGATGAAAACGGCAAAATCAAGCAGACCATCGACAATGTTCTGCTGATTCTCAACAATGACCCCCGCCTGTGCGGGCGGTTCATGCTGAACTCATTCAGCGGGCGCGGTGAGGTGCTGTACCCCCTGCCGTGGGACAAAGACCCCGATAAATTCAAACGGCGGGCGTGGGCTGATTCAGACATTTCGGCAATGTACTGGTACATGGAAAAAGGGTACAAGATCACCAAGCGCAACGCCATCGACGCGGGGCTGGACATCCATGCGGCTACACACGCATTTAACGAGGTTCAGGATTTCCTCAAGGGTCTGGCGTGGGATGGAGTTCCCCGGCTGGACACCCTGTTCATCGACTACCTCGGCGCGGATGATTCCCCCTATACCCGCGCTGTCACCCGTAAGGCGTTTGTCGGTGCTGTGGCCCGCGCGATGGAGCCGGGATGCAAGTTCGATAATATGCTGATTCTGTGCGGCCCGCAGGGCCTCGGCAAATCCACGCTGCTGGACAGGATGAGCAAGGGATGGTACAACGACAGCATCCGCACGTTTGAGGGCAAGGAGGCATCCGAGCTTTTGCAGGGCGTTTGGCTGGTCGAGGTGGCCGAACTTGACGCTTTCCGCAGAACTGATGTTTCCCGCATCAAGCAGTTTTTGAGCCTGCGTTATGACCGCTATCGCGCCGCTTATGGTCGTAATGTAAAGGAACTGCCCCGCTGCTGTGTCTTTTTCGGCACCTGCAACGTCAGCGATTTTCTGCAAGATACCACGGGCAACCGCCGTTTCTGGCCCGTGGATGTGGGCCAATGCGAGCTTGCGCACCGCGCATGGGATTTGACCGATGACGAAATCAATCAGATTTGGGCTGAGGCAAAGATGCGCTGGATGATGGGAGAGCCGCTGTTCCTGACCGGCGACCTGGCAGACGCGGCCCGCGCACGGCAGGAAGATCACCGCGAGGCATCCGTCCGTGAGGGTCTTATCCGTGATTTTGTGGAGCGCGATGTTCCCACGAACTGGCTTGAGTGGCCGCTGGACAAGCGCCGCGACTACTGGGCCGGGGCCTGCAAGGGGCAGGACATTCCGACGATGCTCCGTGACCGCATCTGCGCCGCCGAGGTTTGGTGCGAACTTTTCAACGGTGCCCCCCGTGACATCAAGCAGACCGACACCCGCGAAATCAACGCCGTACTGGCAAGCACCCCCGGCTGGGAGGCCAACCGGGGCATGAAGTTTGGGCCGTACAAGCAGCAGCGCGGTTATCGCAGATTCAACAGACAGACTTAATGTGCGCAAAAATCAACTGACACTTTAGGCCAAAAAGCTGACACTTCTCTATATGCCAAGTGTCAGAACCGTCAGAAGTGTCAGTTAAATATGAAAAAATTATGAACAAGCGCACTGACACAACTGACGCGCAAAACACAAGTGTCAGTTAAAGTGTCAGCCTAATTTTTAACGATGTATCGTTGCAATATATCTATAACTGACACTTCTGACACTTAAAATAAATAAAAATAAAAATAAGTAAAATAACGCGCGTGAGAGCGCATATACCCCCGTATTTACGGGTCTATACGCGCGTGCGCGTGTGTCAGTCAGGTGGACAAGCTCGGCGGCGATGCCGCGAAAAAGATGGGAGGTTATTAGGATGCCAGAATTGGAAAAGGTCATCGAACGCAAGCTGCGTGACGGTGTGAAGAAATTGGGCGGCGGGGCGCAATGCCTGAAATTTGAAAGCCCTGGCACGTCCGGGGTACCCGACAGAATGATTCTGCTGCCGGGTGGTCATACCGTGTTCGTTGAGTTGAAACAGGTGGGCAAGCGGGAGCGGATGCGGCAGACGTATGTACAGAGCCAGATGCGGCGGCTGGGCTTTACCGTGTTCAGCACGGTATCGACCCCGGAGCAGGTGCAGACGATTCTCAGCCATTGCGAGGAGGTCATACGGCATGGCGACAGAGTGTAAAGAGTTCCACCCCTACCCCTATCAGCAGTTCTGCATCCAGCACATCATCGATCACCCCGTCGCCGGCCTTTTCGTGGACATGGGCATGGGAAAAACCGTGATGACGCTGACCGCATTTAACTATCTCAAGTATTATGCGTGGCAAATTCAACGCTGTCTCGTCATTGCGCCAAAGAAAGTTGCCGAGGCAACATGGCGCACCGAAATTTCAGGGTGGCAGCATTTGCGGCATCTGCGCTGCTCCGAGGTGCTGGGAACAGCTACACAACGCCGCGCTGCGATGGCTGTTGATGCCGATGTCTACGTGACGAATCGGGACAATGTGCAATGGCTCGTCAAAGAGTACGGCAAGGCGTGGCCGTTCGATATGGTCGTGCTGGATGAATCATCGAGTTTCAAAAACCATCAGGCCAAGCGGTTTAAGGCACTCCGGGCAATGCGGCCCAAAATCAAGCGCATCGTGGAGTTGACAGGCACCCCATCGCCGCACGGCCTCATGGACTTGTGGGCGCAGGTCTACTTGCTGGACGGTGGGCAGCGGCTGGGCCGCACGATCTCCGTTTACCGCGATATGTACTTTGAGCCGGACAAGCGCAGCAGGTCGCAGATATTTACTTACAAGGCCCGCCGGGGCGCGGCAGATGCCATCTACGCCGCTATCAGCGATATTTGCATCAGCCTGTCCAGTGACGACTATCTGACCCTCCCTGACCGCATCTATGACGAGATTCCCGTCAAGCTGGACGGCCCTGCCGCCGCCGCGTATAAGCGATTGGAGCGGGATGCCCTGCTGCAAGTGGACGAATCGACCATCACGGCAGGCACGGCGGGAGTGCTGGCGGGCAAGCTGTTACAGCTCTGCAATGGGGCTGTGTACGATGAGGAGGGCAAGGTTATCCCCGTCCATGACTGCAAGCTGGCCGCGCTGGTGGAGCTGATCGAGGGTCTGCACGGTCAGCACGCTTTGCTGTTCTACTGGTTTCAACACGACCTCGCCCGCATCCTCGCCGCCCTTGAGCCGCTGGGCTTGCGGGTGCGCGTGTACAACGGCCCGGACGACGAACGGGCATGGAACGCGGGCGAGGTGGACATTCTGCTGGCGCATCCCGTGTCCTGCTGCTACGGCCTGAACCTGCAACACGGCGGGCATCACATCATCTGGTTTGGGCTGACGTACTCGGCGGAGGTTTACTTGCAGGCAAACAAGCGGCTACACCGACAGGGACAGACGCATCCTGTCATCATCCATTCGCTGGTCGTGCAGGGCGGGCAGGATGAAGATGCCATCGCAACGGTCATGGGCCGTGTCACCGAACAAAATCATCTGCTGGAATCCCTAAAAGCAAAAATCATCACGGCAAAGGAGGCCGTCTGACTATGACGATGAAAGAATTATCGCAACTCCACTGGCTGAATGTGGAGATTGACCGTGATAAACAGCGCCTTGCAGAGCTTGAGGCCCGCGCCGCATCCCCCGGTGGGCCGAATATGTCCGGGATGCCCGGTGGCGGCGGTGCAGGGTCGAGCGTGGAGAGTGCGGCCCTTGAAATCGTCGAATTAAAGGCCAGTATCGAGGCAAAACTGATTCGCTGTTCCACCGAGCGGGCGCGGCTCATTGGCTATATTGATGCGGTGCCCGACAGCCGTATGCGTGAGATTATGTACTTGCGTTTCGTGGACGGTCTGCCGTGGGCGCAGGTGGGCGCGAGTATGGGGTACACGGGCGACGGTGTGCGCAAGGCTTGCAAGCGCTATATTGACGAGAGCGCGGCCTAAAATCACGAAAATAGCGGACAAAAGCGGATTTTTTAATAAACTGTCCGTTTTTGTCCGCTGTGTCGGTTGTATTCTAATCGCTATTATTATAATATTACATTGCGGGTTTAGGGCGAGGGAGTTCTGGGTACTCCCTCGCTCGTGTTTTCCCCGCTGTCACCTCCATGCGCCGCCGCGTGTATAGGCGCGGCGGCGTTCGTGTTTGTGCCGGGGTGGCATAAACCCTATACGCTGGGTGCGCCTCTCATGCCCGGCGCTGTGCAGGCCTTTGACCCCTGCACAAAATTTTACCCCAGTAACCTACGGGGCCGGGGCATTTTACCGCATAGCTACTCAATCGGCAATTAGAGCGAAAAGGGCGCTGTGTTATCTCCCTATAGCACGGCAAGGGTGCAAGACCCTTATGCGGCCCCATTAGGCCATTGCCGTCGTCCGACCATTACGGCGGCACAAGTGATCTGCACCTCCCCAGTGATGGTAAATTGCGGCTTGTGACCCTATTCACGCAGTTCCACTGCTGGCGATCTCGATCAGTGGCCTATAATATCGCACAGTAGGGCATTGGCAGCCCGGCAGGCCTATGAGCCTGCAGGCAGCTGGTTCGATTCCAGCCTGTGCAACCATGCGAGGCTTGAGGGCATTTCATCCTCGCGGCGCGTCCACGGCAAACGGGCTTTTTACTCCCTCCCCGTATGACGCGCCTGATTTTGGCTATTATCGCGGTTCGCTGCGAGGGCCGATGACGGTACTGCCGTCGTTGACCTGTTTCTATGTTACGCGCCACAGTGTCACAACTGCGGCGCATTTTTATTGCTTTCCCGGAGGTCTATGGTGTACCGCACAGAGCGCAATTATGAAAATCTCAATAAGGGCATTTTCCCCGGCGCTGGGCGGTATGACATCCCCATCCTGCGGCCCGAATTGACTACGGCTGAAAATTGGATAAGTTTCAACTACGCCAAAGGGTGCGATGAGCCATCAGAGCATGGCGTTCACTTTTTCGTGGATGATTACCAGTTCAACCGCATCTGGGCACATCCCGACAACTATCTCGGCATGATGGCGCGGTTCGATACCGTCTG